ACGTTGCGTTTCAAAGTCATATCAACGGAACGGTGAACAAGTTCATTGTTCTGCCAGTACTCGACCCACCGAGTTGTCTCGTTCTCAGTATCAATTATCCCCTCTTTTTTCTCAAGTAGGGAGTCATCCATTTCGCCTTTGGTCGTTGTGATTAGCATTTCTACCCCAGTGTTCTTGCACGTGCAGTCAAAGAACCGCCCGATGTTGTGCTTCGGTCATCCGCGAGTTGCAGTTGCTCTATTCCAGCAAGGTACAAGGCAGACCAGACAGAGATACGCGCATCGTCCTGTAGGTAAGGCGCGGCCTGTAGGAGTGAACCGTACAGGTAGATGTCAGGAGATGAGGTCAGTAAAAAGTTGGTTTCATTAGAACTTGATAACTTAGTTAACTTTGCGTAGTAGGTAAGTTCGCCTGTGTACGATGTATCAGGGGCTGGGACAACGCGAATCTGAGTTCCAACAATGCTGAAATAGGTCGGCTTGCCTGCTGCATTTGTGCGTGATGCCAATATGTCCAGCGAGTCCATAGTCTCAAACTGCATTGGAGTCACTGGGTTTGTGTTTAACTTAAATGCTCGTGTCTCTAGGAAGTTGTCAGGAACCGCACTGTACTCAGTGTTGATGTACGCATCGGCACGGACAATCATCTGACGTGTGCGCAAGTTGCGTTCGATCTGAGCCTCGGCCAGAGAAATGAAGTCAGGGATTGCAGCCGTCAGGTCGGCACGGACAAGCCAGTCCGCTACTGATGCCTTGAGTTCGGTGTATGTCGTTAGAGCCATTAGGTAGCCTTTTCCTTTTCCTCAAGGTCACGCATGACCCATGTGTGGTCGTGCTTGAATTCAAACGTCCCGATGTGTCCAATTTCTTTAGACACGTCGTGGTCAATCCATATCTTAAACCCTGCGGCCTGTGCCTTGCGGCAGAAGAAAATATCCTCACCGATGTAGCCACGTTTGTCCGTGCGCCAAGGAGTCTCAAACCAAGGCTCTGTCAACGCCTCAAAGACGTTGCGCTTGATGAGCATTACGCCCATACCGATGCTGCCAACTTCCTCAACGCCTGTAGATTCGGGCATTGTGTAGACCAACTCGCGCTCTCCGTCAGGGCCGTACTTCTGAGCCGTTGGACCAGTAGGCATCCTGCGACGTGCGCAGTTGGTTGCCACGATGTCAAGGTCGTGCTTTAGCAGCCTCTCAATCATGTCCTGTGGGAATGTCATGTCCGAGTCAATGAATAGGACGTGGGTGCAGTTCTCGCGCATTGCGTCAAGGCAAAGGTCTGCTCGTTGGTTTTGAATCAACGTACCCTGCATGATCTTCAGAGCAATTGCGTCTGTCGTGTTCAGCGTGTGGTACGTGACCATGTTGACCAAACAATAGGTGTAATTTGCGTGGACCATGTCACGCGCTGGGGTGCAGACTGCAATGTAATTCATACTTGTCCTGGGCGAGTTCTAAAGTAACGGTTTTCAGGGTCGTTTAACCAGCGTTTCATGTACGCGTCATCGTCCAACTTACCCTGCGCCTTGAGTTCAAAATAGATACTCAAAGGAATGCTCGCAACCTTATTCCACTCGCCGTACTTGGAGTGCTTCTCTTGCAGGTTGAAGTCCTGCTTGTTCTCTTCAATGATCGCAGTGATGTCCTGCTTGGTTTCAATGGTCGCCTCATCGGTTTCCGTGTTGTAGTGCCATGTGCGATTGATGCCCAAGGCATCATTGCGATCAAAATGTTTGGATTCAATCATGTAAAAAAGAGCCAGGTTTCCCTGGCCCTTTCCCTTTTTACTTTTAAGAAGTAACTAAGTCAGCAGCAATGCCATGAGCATTCTCTGCCAACACCTTGTGACCCCACTCGACGATCAACATACGCTTTTCAGCGTCGCCGGTCTTAGCCAACTCAACTTGTTGGTAAGGACGGAGGACGGTCATCTTTGCGTAATCAGGATCGATTACGAAAGCGTCACGCTCACGTTGGAAACGGTTGGGAACCACTTGCACGTTCCCGAAGTCGCTGACGTAAACGTCTGCTGCGCCAACGATGGTGGCAGGACGTGCGCCGCCATCAATGTTGAAACGAGAAGATGCAATGCCGGAGAAACCGGATACGCGTTGCTTGTTGACAGGACCAGTCATCAAGATTTTTGGAGAGCCGCCGGAAGTCCATACTTGCTGGATGACGTTCTTCAAAATTGTCTCGGTGAAAGTACGGACGTTACCGTCTGTACGTGCGCTGCTTGGCAGGGTTGTATACGATGGGTTAGCACCGTTGGTCTGCATATCAACGTTGGTCTTGATAAACGATTGCAAGGCAGCAGTCGCACGAGCAACAGTAGTGCTACCAGCAGCAGCAACTGCGCTGTTAAGCATACTGAACTCTTGGTCACGCTTCAACTCAGAGCCGCGCTTGGCGATCTGATAAGCCAACTCAGAGCGACGGCCAGCCTTGTTGACAGTCTCTTCAGTTGCGGACAACACGATAGTCTTGCGAGAGATTTGCGCGTAGTTTTGCAAACGAACAGTTGCAGTCACTGAGTCGAATGATGTAACGTCATCACCCTCCAACTGTGCATTTGCAGCAGCAGCGGCGAGTACGTCGGTTTGCCATTCGTACAGGCTGTTAGAAACATTCTCACGTCCAATGTTGGACATATAAGGTGTCTCTTCAGGAGAAATGTTTGTGATTACATTGGAAAGGTCTTCACGGATACCCTTGGCAGAGTAGGTGGTGAAGGTATTAGCAACAATAGCCATTTAAGTGCCTCATTTCAGTAGAAGTTCAATTGCGGTAGCCGCGTCTTGGACGCGACCAGTTTTTGCAAGACGCTTTTGTGCGAGAGTACTTCCAGTTGACTGTGAGACGCGACCTGCTGCACCAGGCTTGGCAGGGCGAGGGCCGTTGTTGACTACCGGTTTGATGTTGCCCCTTTTGGACATCATCTGTTCGTACAGGGCTGCTTTACGCAACACCGATACGACTCGGTGGTCAAATATGTTCTTTAGTTCATCAGGTGCAAATCCAGCCTTTTGGCCAAACTCGATCAGCATAGACTTCTCGGCTTTTGCCTTCTCTGGATCGCTCCATTGAGGCAGTGCCTTCAGCAACAAATTCTGCTCATTGGCAAGAAAATGCTGCATCGTCTGTGCTTGCTCCTGCTGTGAAATCTGATTGAGCCGTTGCTGTTCGGATTGAATAGCACGTGCCTTCTCTTGGTTTTCACGCATCACCTCTTTCTGCCGTACCCATTCGATGGGGTCCTCTTGGTAGAGGCGATCCCAGTCGATCTGTGGCTCGGCTGCTTGCTGAACTTGAACTTGCAACGCTCCAAGTAACTGAGCGTACTGACTACGCTCGGCACGGATTGCTTCAGCCTCTTGCTCAACTTGCTTTCGCACTTCGGCAATTTGCTGCGTCTTCCGTGTGTAGTCTTGTGTCCGTGAATAACCTTTTTGGAGTTCGTCCAATGTCACCGATACTTCTTGTCCGTCAACTTTGACGGTGAAGGTCTGTGGCTGGCTTTCCTCTTCAGATTCATCACTTTCTTCAGACTGTTCGTTGTTCGTTTCGTCATCGGCTGCGTCTGCACTATCCGATAATTCTTCGTCCAACGCCGCAGAGTCGGATTGCTCCTCCTCTATTTGCGCCTCGTCAATTGACTGTTCTCCCTCATCGGGCAGTATTGAAGAGATTGCATTCACCGCTTCGGTGATACTCATTGGCCCTGCTGGGACACTTCCTTGTGGGGTTGGTGTTGACATGGCTGCTTTCTAATTACTTACTGACACGCTCAATGGCACGTTGTGCCACCTTTGCGTTGTCCATCATTTTCGATAATTCTATTTTCAGATTCTCAATTGCCTTGAGCATAGACCAAGCGATCTCACGTTTGGCTGACTCCTCCGGCTTGGTAGACCTGAAAACCCAGACCTGATCTGCCTCCATCTTGTTGATGGCAGTGTTGAAGGATTCATCCTCCAAGAACTGTTTGGCTTTCAAGCCTTTGCGAACTACTTCTTCATCATTCATTTACGCCATTCCTGTAGGGTTGATGGGCGCAGCCATAGGTTGCATCGCCTGATTGACGATATTTGCCTGTTGCTGCAATACTTCTCGATCCATGTCCTGCGCAGCCTTAATCTCCGCAGTACTGATCTGTGTGTTGTACTTTAACTCAAGTTCGTATTTCTTTAGTAGTCCATCTTGAGCCATTTGGTCACGGCGGAAGTCATCATCACGAATCATCTGATCGCGCTTGAGTTCCAACTCAGCCGCTTTTTTCTGAATGTCGGCCTCGATTGACTTAGCCTGTACCTGCGCCAGCACCTCTTCAGGGCTTAGTTTTGGCTTTGGTGGGGGTGGCGGCTGGTAGTCGGCAGGGATCGCGTTGAAGTACTGGCTGGTGTCGGCAAAGCCGGACATCTCCACAATCTTGCGCAATGTGTAGGCGTACTGGGACGGGGTCACCAACGGATTCTGTGGTCCGAGTTGGGTCAGAGCCTCCTGCTGCTTGGCAGAAATCATCATCAGTGCCTGCATACGCTCGTTCATGTCGCCGTTGCCAAGACCGATATTAATGTTCACGTCCATGTTGGCATTCCAAGCACGGGGGTCGATCTCCACAAAGTCGTTGCGCAGACGGATCATCCGAGGCTTGTCCTGGTGCGTAGTCATCAGGAACAAGATTCCCTTAAAGAGTTTCTTCATGCCCTCGGCCATTAGTCGTGCCGTCAGTTCAATCCGACCTTGGCTTGCGCTGATGGTGGCATTGACTGCCGCCTTGGTGCTGGATTGCAGTGCATCAGCGTTTAGACCCATCGCCGCCTTGCTCATGCCGGTGCGGTCTTCCTTGATCTGGTCGATGTAGTCCAGCATCGGGAAGGCTGCCTGTCCGACAAACGGGGTGGAAAACGGCTGAACCATTCCAGGCGCACGCATACGGATCACGGCTCCAGTCTCGTTGTTCAGCACGTCATCCATGTTGACCTGACCCTCGACCACCGCGGTGCGGGGGTGGATGGCCTGTGCCAAAGAGTCAAGGGTGTTGCGCAGAATCTCGGACTTGATCTCTTGGATGTCGTGCGTGATGTCAAAGATGGACATCGCCTCAAGTGGGGATGTGTGTGGCTCTGGGTCGCAGGGGAAGTCCACGAATGGGTTGTAAGACGCGGGTAAGTTGCGGACAACCTTGTAACCGGCTCCGATACAGCAAATCTTGCGCAACTCAGGGATACCGTCACCGTCGTAGTCAATCCGTGCGTATGCCTCGATGTACAGGGCGCGACGCTGCATTGGGTTGGCAGAGTCGTTGGTTCCAAAGGTAGTGGACAGGGGCTGGCGAGCCAGGTACTCCTCGTTGTTGTCCAAGTCCGTGGAACTGATGTTCTCCTCAATCTCGTCCTCGTCGTAGCCCATTGCGATCAACTCGGCGACTGTGGCCATCTTGCGGTGGGCGATGATGCCGGCATCGTCAAAGGAACGTGCGCGTCGATCAAGCAATAACTCTTCGGGTGGGACGGCCATGATCTTGATCCGTCCGTCCTTCATCACGCGCTTGATCTGCACATCGTGCAGCATCGGGGGTGGCGGCATTGGGACGATCTGTCCAGTCATCGGGTCGATCTGTGGCTGCATCTGCTGCATCTGCATCTCAAACGCAGGGTCAGGGTACGAGACAACGATCTTGACTTCGGCGGCCTCTTGCTCAAGAATCTGAAGGGTCTGGTCATCGAGTCCGCTGTACTCCTCAATTCTGACGCTTTCGACCTCCTCCCACCAGTACTTTGCAATTCCACACTTGCGCACCAGCGCATCCTTGAAGATCGCGTAGGTGGTCATGAAACCGTTGTTGTCCTTGGTAAA